GGATAGTGTTAATGGTACAACTACTTGGGCAACTGCAATAGCTAAAGTTAAAACAGATAACCCAAAACCATAGGATAAGTAATGGCTACAATTATTAATGCAGATACAAGTGATGGTTTAAAACTAACCTCTGATACCAGTGGTCAGATTGACTTTCAATCAGCAGGGTCTACTAAAGCTACAATAGATACTTCTGGTAACTTAAAGTTTGACTCAGGATATGGGTCTGTTGCTACAGCGTATGGTTGTAGAGCTTGGGTAAACTTTAACGGAGTTGGTACAGTAGCAATAAGAGAAAGTGGTAATGTAACTTCTATTACAGATAATGGAACAGGTGATTACACAGTAAACTTTACTACAGCTATGTCTGATGCAAATTATAGTGCTAATGTAACAACATCAAGAGATAGTATTGCTCAGGGAAATTTATTGCTGCCTCCAATGACTGAATCTTTAACTACATCAGGTTATAGATTTGTAACTTATGCTGGTGGTGCTTATACTTATGGAGACCATTCAATAAATACTGTAGCCATCTTTAGATAAGGAAAAAAAATGAACAAAAGAATAGTATATCAAAATGACGAAGGTGGAATTAGCATTATAGTTCCAGCAGACTGTGGTTTAACAATAGCAGAAATTGCTGCTAAAGATGTTCCAGCAGGTAAAGAATATCACATTGTAGACGCATCTGAAATACCAACAGACAGAACTTTTAGAGGTGCATGGACATGGGCATAACAGTAGACATAACTAAAGCTAAAGTCATTACTAAAGACAGACTTCGTGAAGAACGAAAGCCTTTACTTGAAGCACAAGATATTTTGTTTATGCAAGCACAAGAAGCTGGCACATCAACTTCAGCTATAGTCACAGAGAAACAAAGACTAAGAGATATTACTAATCAAGTGGATAGTATGACAACCTTAGACCAGCTTAAAGGAGCAAGTGTGTAATGAGTTCAATAGTTCTTACAGGAGATACAAGCGGAGCTATCACTGTATCAGCACCAGCAGTAGCAGGAACAAATACTATTACTATGCCTTCTGAAACTGGTACTTTAGTTTCTCTTTCTACTTGGACTTTATCAGAATCAAGTGGAAATTTAATATTTTCTGTAAGCGGAACTGAAAAAGCAAGATTAGATACTAGTGGTAACTTGATGGTGGGAAAAAGTGCTGTAAACTATAGAACTGCAGGGCTTCAGTATGAAATTGGAACATATACTTTAATATCATCATCAAACAACACTGAGTGTTTTGCTTCCAATCGTGAAACAGCTGATGGTAATGCAATGTCTTTTTATCGGGCTGGTGCTCATGTGGGAAGTATTTCCGTAGCCGCATCATCCACCGCTTATAACACCTCATCTGACTACCGCCTCAAGGAAAACGTCACCGATATTACTGGAGCAACTGACAGGCTAAAGCAACTCAACCCCGTTCGCTTTAACTTTATTGCAGATGCGGATACTACTGTTGATGGCTTCCTTGCCCACGAGGTACAGAATGTTGTGCCAGAGGCTATCACAGGCACTAAGGACGGTATGCGTGATGAGGAGTACGAAGTAACACCAGCGGTTTTAGACGATGATGGCAACGTAGTCACTGAAGCTGTAATGGGTACTCGCTCTGTGCCAGATTATCAGGGCATTGACCAGAGCAAACTAGTTCCGTTGCTGGTTAAAACAGTACAAGAACTTGAGGCTCGTATAGCAGCATTAGAGAATTTATAAAGGACAAACATACTTATGTCTAACATGACAGATTACGAAGCAGGACAGTTAGTAGCAGTAGTTACTCAGCTTAATAATGAAATAAGTGAAATGAATAAAACTTGTACTATGCTATCTGAACGAATAAATGAATTAGAAAAACAAATGGCTAAAGGAAAGGGAATGTTTGCTGGAGCTATATTTATAGCAATGGGATTAGGTGGTCTTGGTAGCACCTTATTCTCTAAATGGTTTAATTAGGATACAAGATATGACTTACTTAGATATAGTTAATAACATTTTAAAACGATTAAGAGAGCGTACTGTAGCAACAGTTAATGAATCTTCTTATTCTAGTTTGATAGCTGTACTTGTTAATGATGCAAAAGAGTCAGTAGAAAATGCTTGGAACTGGAGTGCATTAAGAACTACATTAAGTGCTACTACAACCAGTGGTATTTTTAACTATGAACTAAATGGTTCTTTAAATGCTTTAACAGTATTAGATGCAACAAATGTAACAGATAACTTTTTCTTAGATTACAAAGCAGCACATGATTTTAATAAATTCTTTTTAAGTAATGATGTAGCAACAGGCTCACCTTACTACTATTCGTTTAACGGAGTTAGTGCTGATGGGGATACACAAGTAGACCTATATCCTATACCAGACAAAGCATACACAATTAGATTTAACTGTGTACTTAGGTCAGACGATTTAGTAAATGATGCTGATACATTAACTGTACCAACTAAACCAGTAGAGTTATTAGCTTATGCAATGGCAGTAGAGGAGCGTGGTGAAGATGGTGGTATCAACCCTGTTAGTGCTTATGCTAGGGCTACCAATGCTTTACAAGATGCAGTAACTTTAGATGGTAACAAACACCCAGAGGAGTTAGTGTGGTATGAAAGCTAGAACAGTCTTTGTAGAATCACTAGCATCATCACCAGCAGATGTATACACAGTACCTAATAATATGAGAGCAAAGTTAGTTCTTGTTTTTGTATCTAACAGTGCAGGTTCTACTAGAGGTGATACAAACATAACTATTAACTTTGATTCTACAGAGATAACAGTATTAGGTGATAAGAGTTTAAGCTCTGGTGACTTTATAGAATTACAAATGAATGGTGGTTATGTAATGCTAGAGGCTGGTTATAAAATCAAAGGTTCATGTGCAGGTGGTACAGGAGTTTCTTGTATCCTTACAGTTGAAGAAGTACCATTTATTGTGAGTACAAACTAATATGGCAAAAGAATTAGTAACAGCATCACTGGTAGCACCAGCATTTTTAGGTTTAAATACTCAAGAGTCTAGTTTGTCTAATGACCCTAGCTTTGCTCTTGATGCAAACAATTGTGTTATTGATGAGTTTGGTAGACTAGGTGCAAGAGAAGGTTGGTTCTATCGTACAACAGGTAGTGATGGTATTAACCTATTAGGTATGCACCCTTTCTTAGATGTAGCTGGTGTTAATACTTTTATATCTTGGAACGCTACTACATTTAAAAAAGGTTTTGGTACACTTACTACAATAACACCTACTACAACTGATACTATATCAGCAGGTAACTGGCAGTGTGTAACCTTAAATGACAGAGCTTATTTCTTTCAAGCAGGTTACAAACCTTTGTACTACACTAATGAGTCTACTGCTGATGAGTTTAAAAGCATAGACCAACACGCTGATTATACAGGTAATGTACCTAGTGCAAACATAGTAATGAGTGCTTATGGTAGACTATGGGCAGCAGACACTGCCACTAACAAGACTACTGTATACTTCTCAGACCTCTTAGAAGGTACTAAATGGGGCAGTGGGAGTGCTGGTAGTATCAACATAGCAGGTGTGCTTCCAAAAGGCTCAGATGTCGTTACAGGGCTTGGTAGCCACAATGGTCATTTAATTATATTTTGTAAGAACAACATTATTATATTTAAAGACAATGATAGTTTTCAAGGTAGCTTTGATGTAAACACCTTAACCTTAGTAGAAGTATTAGAAGGTGTAGGTTGTATTACTAGAGATACAATACAAAACACAGGAGCAGATATTTTATTTTTATCTGCTACAGGATTAAGAAGTTTAGGTAGAACGATACAAGAAAAGTCAGCTAAGTTAAATGACTTATCTAAAAACATAAGAGATTCTTTCTTAGGTAATGTAAATAGAGAATCTAACTTTAGTTTAATTAAGTCTTGTTACTTTCCTGAGAAAGCGTTTTACTTAATATTTTTACCAGAAGCAAAAACTATTTATGTATTTGATACTCGTAGACCACTAGAAGATGGTGCTTATAGAGTAACAACTTGGAACAACTTAGACCACACTGATTTTGTTTACGATAAAACAACTAAAGAAATGTATGTTACACAAGCTAATGGTATAGCAGAGTATGGTGGATTTACAGATAACTCTGTTTCTTACACTATGAGTTACTTTACTAATCACTTTGATTTAAATTATCCAAATCAAAACAAGTTATTAAAAAGGGCTGCTGTAACTGTTATTGGTTCTACTGCACAACCATTTAATTTAAAAGCTGGTTTTGATTATGTAACAAGCTACTTCTCGTTTCCGTTTACAGTAAAAGATATACCAGTGTCAGAGTACGGAACAGCAGAGTACGGAGCAAATGCAGCAAGTGTAGCAGAGTATCAAGCAGGTATATCATTAGATAGATTAGATTCATCTGTATCAGGTTCGGGAAGCATCTTTCAATTAGGTATAGAAGCAGAAATTGATGGTGGTTCTTTGAGTATACAAAAAGTAGATATTTACGGAAAACTAGGTAGGATTATATAAATGAGTAATTATTCAAAAACAACAGACTTTGCAGCTAAAGATGCCCTGAGTACAGGTAACGCTAACAAGATTGTAAAGGGTACGGAGATTGATGATGAGTTTAGTGCTATTCAAACAGCAGTTAATAGTAAGGCTAACACCAATAGTCCAGCCCTTACAGGCACTCCTACAGCCCCAACAGCTAGCTCTGCTACAGACAATACTCAACTAGCTACAACAGCTTATGTAACAGCAGCAGTAACAGCAGCATTAGCTACTGCTGAAACTGCAAGACAAGCACTGTTCCCTGTAGGTACTATTTATACACAAGCAGGTGTAGCAACTAACCCAGCTACATTACTAGGGTTTGGTACATGGGAAGAATATGGTGCTGGTAAAGCAATCATTGGTGTTGATACAAGTAATACTTTGTTTGATACTTTAGGTGAAACAGGTGGTGTAGCAGATATTACTATTTCTGGTACTACAGATTCACACACTTTGACACTAGCTCAAATACCAGCACACGACCATAATAATACTGGTACATACGATACTGGTGGTGGTGCATTAAACTACTTACCTAATGCGGGTAATCCCAACTTTACTTGGGGTGGTGGTGGACTAGGTGGTAGATATGGAGTTGAGCCTAATGGTGGTGGTCAAGGTCACACGCATGGTATTACATTTGATGGTACTAATGCCAACTACCAACCTTACATAACAGTTTATATGTGGAAGCGTACTGCGTAGTGAGTCCAAGAGGACTAACATAGTATGGATAAAGTTCCTGTAATAGAAGATGAAGCATTTACAGCTTATTTAGAAGAGTATAGTAACCTGTTATTTGTACACTGTGATGTATATAAATGGAACAAGACAACAAATAAAAAGATGAAAAAAGGATTAGATTCTTTAGTAAGAAAATACAATCAACCTATTTTTGCAGCACAGATAGATAATGATAACAAACACAGGAAGTTTTTAGATATGTACGGATTCAAATATGTTGGAGTTATAAAAGACTTTGAAGGTGATAATAGAACAATCTTTGTTAAAGGAGTAAATGATAATGGGTAAAGTTTTAGGTGGTGGGGGTAAATCAGCTAAACCAGCACAGCCCTACGCTGCTGCACAGTTTCAACCTTACACTTATACAAGTCAGGTAGGTACTACTACTGGTACACCAAGTGGTGCTGCTTTTAATGTAGCTTCTGATATACAGCCAACACTTACAAGTATAGCTGGTACTGGCTTATCTAGTGCAGAACCCTTCTTAGGTGGTTATTTAAACCAGGCTAGTAGAGAGTTACCTATGTTTGGTGGTGTTGATACTGGCGAACAAAGAGCTGCTGACATATTTAGAACTCAATCTGCACTACTTGAACCTTCTTTTGAACAACAAAGACAACAACTACAGTCTGATTTGTTTGGTAGAGGTAGATTAGGATTACAACTAGCAGGTGAAACAGCAGGTGCTGGAACTGGCATGGTTCAACCAGATGCTTATGGACTAGGTTTAGCACAGTCTAGGGCTTTAGCTGAAACAAGTGCTTTAGCAAGACAACAAGCACAACAAGAGCAACAACAAGCATTTTCTCAAGCAGCACAACAATTTGCTATTAACGAACAACAAAAACAACTACAAGCTCAAAATTTATTGGGTGGGTTTACAAGTGGTTTGGGTGCATTTGGTACTGTTGCTGAACTTGAACAGGCTCTTGTTAATCAAGGTCTTAGTATTGAAGCTGCTAGGTCTGCTGCACAATCAGCATCAGCAAGTGGGGGTGCTGCATTAGCTAAAGCAGGTACACCAGCAACTTCTGGTGGTGGTGGATTATTTAGTTCGTTATTAAAAACTGGTCTTACTGCCGCAGCAGGTTCTTTTGGCGGACCATTAGGAGCTTTTGCAGCTAATGCTATTTTAAGTGAGCCAGGACAAACAGGATCTGGTGCTCCAGCTACTGGAATAATGCTTAACAAAGTTTATTAAAATAATTAAAGAAGGAAATAAATAATGGCAAGTCCAACAAGTGGGGGTTTAATGAAAAGTATTTTTGGTGGCGGTCCACAAGCACTTACTAACCAAAGATATGCAACAATAAGATCAGAAGCAGATGATATTATTAATACGACTAATAAAATACAGTCACCTGGAGAAGCTATTGGGGGTGCTATTGGAACACCTTTTGGCAAAGAGTTTGGTGCAGGATTAGCTCGTGGTCTACTTGGTGATCCTGAAATGGAAGCTGCTCAACAAGAAGAAGCTTTTTTACAAGAACTTTCTAGGACATATGAAATTAATTCTCCAGAGTTTTTAGATGAATTTGCAAGATATAAACAAAGTCAAGGTGATTTTGATAAAGCATCACAGCTAACTGAATTAAGTAATCAAACAAAAAGTAAACGTTTAACAGCACAAAATGAAGAAATACAAAAAGAAGCTCTTAGTAAGTTATTGATTAACCCAGCCAGACAAGATTTAATATCAGAATATACCAAAGCTGGTGGTGAAACTAAAGTTCTTATTGATTTGTTAAAAGAAAAAAATTCTGATTCTAAATACAAAGTTGTTGGAAACAATATTTTTGATACTGAAACAGGTGAATATATATTATCACCAAAGAAAGGTGCAGGTGCAGGTGCAAACGAAGAACCAAAAAAACTAAAGCCAAAAAAGTATATAGAAAATATAATTAACCCAGATGGTTCAAAAAGTGTTAATAGTGTAGAAATTCTTCTTGATGAAGAAGGTAATTATTATGACGCAGACAAAAAACCAATAACTAATTTTTCAAAACGCGGATATGTAGCTTTTGATGCTACTACTTACAAAACAATGAGTGCTGATGCTCAAAGACAAGCAGATTTATTAGATAAAAACAGAACTGCTATGTATAAACTTCATAGCATAACTACTAATCCAGCAGCTGCAAATGTTCTTGGTCCTCCAGTTTCAAAGCAAGGTGGTACAAGACTAGCGGAAAGAGTTTTTGCAACTGGGAGTCAAAATGAAATAGTTTTAAAAAATATAAACGAATTTCGTATTGAAGGTGTTCTTAATTATTTAAAAGATTTAGGTGGTAGTGATACAGAAAGAGAGCTTAAAGAATTACAAAAAGCTATACCTGAAAACACTAATGATGTTAATGTTTGGAAAGATTATCAATTAAATACAGTATTTAATGTTTTTGAAAAAGTTTTAAATAAAACAGAAGAAACTAGAGAAACAGCAAAAAAAGAAGTTAGTGCAATGTTAGACGATTTTGATCCTAGTGATTTAAAATTAATAAAAGATGGTGGCTTAATAAAACCAAAGGGCTATGTTGACAGATTAATAAAAAGTGGAAAATATACACCTAGTCTAAATACAGATAATTTAGGAAAAAATAAAACTGAACAATTAGATAGTCTTGTAAGTAAATATCTTAGTAATACAGGTAATTAAATATGGCTACTAGAGAACAAGTAGAAAATGCTTTAGTAAAAGCAGATGAACAAGGTGATACAGAAAATGCTACACTACTTGCCCAACATCTTGTTGATTTAAGAGATTTAGATGATGCAAAAGAAATAGCAAAAACTTTTAATAATGAAATGTTAGAACGAAGTGGTGTTGTTGGTTTAGCACTTAGTCAATTTACAAACGAAGAAGAACTAAAAGATTTTGGTTTAGAAGTAACATCTGGTGTTAACAGCGGTTTTACTGGTCTTTTAGACATACCACCACAAATATTTAATGCTGTTTCTAGTTTAGCTGGTTTGCCTCAAAGGGCTACAATGATATCTGACTTACCTTTTATACAAGAAGCTACAACAGGTGGCTTTATGGAAGAGGGTGTTACTCAAAAAGCTGTTCGTGTAGGTGGTCAATTTTTTGGTGGTTCTATTCTTCCTACTGCTGGGGTAGTACAAGCTTCAAAAAATATACCAGAGCTTGCTAAAACTGCTCTTAAAATTCCACAAGGGTCTACACAAACAGGAAAACAAGCACAGTTAGCTAGGGTTGGTCTTAGAGAAAGTGCTGCTCGTGATCCAATGAAGTTTTTAAAAAAAGAAGCTTTTACAGCAAGTTTATTTGCTACAGGTGGTGGTATTTTTTCAGAATTAAGTTCAAATGATCCTCTTGCAGAATTAGTAGGCGGTTTTTTGTTTGCTTCAAGAGTTGGTTCTACTAATCTTGCTACACAAGCAGTTAAAGAAACTAGTGCAACAGCAAAACAAATGTTTTCTCAAAAAGCTAGAAGAGAACGAAGTATTGAACTAATTAAAAAATTTGCTGATGATCCAGATCAAGCTTTATCTACTTTAAATAAAAATTTAAAAGTAAAAGGATTAAATGGTACATTATCTCAAATGACAAATGATAGGGGTATAGCTTCTTTAGAAAAATATATTATTAACATAAATAAAGAAAATTTATCACAAAAAATAACTAGTTCTGATAAAAAAGTAAATGAGTTTTTATTTAATAAAATAGACGAAATTGCTCAAGCTAAAAATGGTGGTGCTTTTAGAGATTTTGTACAACAAAGAGTTCGTGGATCTACAAACAAAATTAATAACATAGTAGATAAAGCAATAGATAACGCAAAACACACAGCTAAAACAGCAAACACACCTTTAGCACAAGCAGATGCTAGTCGTATTTTTAGTAATGAATTAGACCTTGCTTTTAAACAAATAAGAAAAGTAGAAGACGAAGCTTGGTCCGTTATTCCTAAAAGTTTTGTTGTAGAAACAGCACCATTAAAAAAAGCTGTAACAGAAAGTTTTAAAACACTAACCCCAACTGCTAGGAGAGATGTTGTATCAGATATAGCAAAACCTAGAGGTTTAATTAACAAATTAAGTGACAAAGTTTCTCCAAAAGAACTAGCTGATTTAAGAAGTTCAATTACTGCTCAAAAAAGAGCAGTTCAAGACTCGGCTAGTGCAACAACAGTAAATCAATTAAATAATATGCAAAAAATAATAGGAGATGTTATTGATTCTGTTGATAATAGTGCTTCTTACAGAGCAGCAACAGCAATAACAAAAAGAAAGCATGAGTTATTTAACGAAGGAGTTTTTGCTAAAAGTACAAGAAAAAGTTTAGAAGAAGATATAGGTGAAAAGTTAATTAGGTCTGGTGGTAGTGGTGGTCATTTAGCTGATGATGTACTTTCTATGGCAAAAGATTATAATATAAATTTAAAAAAAGCATCTGAAGATATGATTAGAACTTCTTTTTTTCATCAAGTAGAAAACAACGGAGTTATTAATCAAAATTCGGTTGATAGATTTTTATTAAAACACGAAAACTTATTAAACAGGTTTCCTAATGTTCTTAAAGATTTAACTGATGTTAAAAAAACACAAGAACTAGCTTTACAATATTCTAAACTTGGTTCAAAAGCTATTGCAAATATGGAAAAAAATAAAAGTAAAATATACTCGCAGTTTGACGATCCTATTAAAGCTATTGACAGTGCATTAAGAACCAGAGATCAAACAAAAGCTTTTAAATATTTAGTTAATGCTGCAAAAAAAGATCCTGATGGTGATGCACTAAAAGGTTTAAAACGAGATGCAATTGACCATTTACTTAATAAAATTTCTGTAGAAGAAGGTTTTGCACCTGCTTTTAAAAAAGAGTTAAGTAAAGCTAAAAAAGGTTACTCTGAAATTTTTTCTCCAGAAGAATTTAAAGAAATGCAAAAAATATTTAGTTTAATAGACAGTGTTTTAATTCGTTACAGGGCTAATACAACTAAATTTAATTCTACAGATCCTATGTTACCACAAGTGCTTGGTCAAATAGGTGGAGCAAGACTAGGAGCTCAATTTGGAACTACACCACTTATTGCTGCTGGAGTAGGTAGAAAAATTTCTGAAAGATATTTATCTAAATTACCTACAACAAAAGCTTTAGGTTTAGTTGAAGATATGATTTTAAACCCAAGTAATTTTGCAAAATACTATGATGATGTATCTAAAGCAAAAACCGCAGAAGAAGTTTCTCGTGCATTAAATGCCTGGATAATATCAGCAGGAGTTAGCACTGCTTATGAAAACCCCTAAAAAAAATTCTATTTTAAAACGAATAGGTGTATCAGGTTATAATAAACCAAAACGTACACCTAATCACCCTAAAAAATCTCATGTAGTTGTAGCTAAAGAGGGTGATAGGGTTAAAACTATTAGGTTTGGTGAACAAGGTGCTAAGACTGCTGGTAAGCCTAAAGCTGGTGAGTCTGCTAGAATGAAAGCTAAACGTAAATCATTTAAAGCTAGGCATGGTAAGAATATAGCAAAAGGTAAAATGTCAGCAGCCTACTGGGCTGATAAAGTTAAGTGGTAACAAGGAGTTTATATGACTAGAGGATTGTACGCTAATATTAACGCAAGAAAAAAGAAAGGTACAAGCAGATCTAAAAAGAAATCAACAATCTCACCTGCGGCTTATGCAAATATGAAGGCTGGTTTTCCTAAAAAGAAGAGAAAGAAATCATGAAGAACCAAAAGCATTATAGAAAAGATGGTAGGTTGTACACAGGTAAGACACACAAGTCTGGTGGTAGGTTAATGACAGGTGCTAAACATACTGCTAGTAGTGAATATTTAACACACACTAAACCAAAAGGGAGAAAGAAAAAATGAAAATGTATGGAACACCTAAAAAGAAAAAGAAAAAAAGTAAACCTAAAGGTAAGTAAAAAAATAGGGGGCTTAATTGCCCCCTTTTCTTTATGCTCCTATATCTACAATCTCACAACTATCACCAGAACAGGCTAAAGTCTGTGAACCAACAGTAGTATCTTCTACCTCATACTCAGATAGTTTCTCCCAATCAATATCTTTAGGCATCAACTTATTAAGTTCTTTGTATTCGTCTTGTTCTATCTCTTGGTAAGGTGCTTGTTTGTAAGAGTGGTCGCTATGAGGAAGGAATGATACACCACTCATTTCATCAAAGTTTTTAAACACCCATGCTCCTACTTCCAACCACTCATGTTCTCGTACAGTAATAGTAACTGAGGGCTTATGCTCACACCAATGTCTTTGATACATGAGCCACACTTCTAGTTGCTCAATAGCATTTAAGTCATCTCTAGTAACACAACCTGTAGGTGCTTTAGTAGGGAAGCTAAACACAGTAGTAGTAT